AGTAGGCATACCATTTCAAAAAACGTCGACAAGCTCGTACCCCATTTGAGATACGAGCATGTACTTTATTTTAGTACAGTTAGTAAGAACAGTATTATAATATTCACAAAATGTTCACAATATATTAAAATATTATACACCAATTTTATTTTTAAACTGATATAATGTATATAGAAACAAGGAAATGAGGAAGCCAGTCAAGCAGTTGTAAAGGCATCTGATGCAAACACAATGTTCACTGCTGAATAGTGTACTTATTATAATTATCGAATAATGAAAAGAGGGATACAATGCATGCTCAATATATAGAAGTAGTTAAAACACTAATACAAACATCGCCAGAGTTTATTGATTGCAGAGTTGAAACGTATATTGAACCCTCAATATCGTCAACAATCTTTTATATATACGCTGATGGATATAAGCACATATTTAAAGCGCCTTTTGGGTTACTTGAGTCCAATCTCACGGCTACAGCTTTAGCAGAAATCATAATAGATGAAGTAAAAGAATGGAGGGATAAGTTAAATGCAGTTTAAAGAATTGGTTGCAGTCCTTAACAATAAAATATATATAAATATTGTATCAGAAAAAGGGGACTGGCTATATGAAGGCAAAGTTATTTTTATTACACCTGATTTACTTGAAAGAAAAGTTAAATTAGTGGATGTTAAGCGTGCATTTACAAATGAATTATTTATTACAATGGAGGATTAATAATGAATAGTCAATATATTGACAGTGAAGTGCCAAGGGGTGAGTGATGTATTACAATTAATGAATATATTACCTTGCAACGAAATAAAAGCATGATATTACTATAGCACATAGAAAAGATACAGGTACTTGTTACCATTTAATAAATATTAACTAGCAGTAACCAAGCTGAGGGGTGGTGCAATCCCACCCACTAGTCTTTGCACCAATGGTGCATGTTACAACAAGTTACAAGTTACAATAAGTTACAAGGCAAATTCATTACAAAACAAGGAGGATATTAAAATGAGAAAACCAAGCGTAACAAGAAAAATCAGCACACTAAACATCACAGTATTAGGCATGGACACAATTTCGTGCGAGCCTATGAGTAAGACTTATCCAATTTATGAGAGTGAAGCCCCAAAGGATGAAGCAAAACTGTTTAATTACATACGTAAGATGTATGAGACAGATACTTTTAAAATCTCAGCAATCACAGACAAGACGGCAGTTACAAAAACATACAGTATGCCATTAAGCAAGTACATTGAAGAAGCAGAGGAAGTAAAAACAGACAAAGTAGACAAAGCAGACACAGCACAGTAAAATAGGAGGTTAATATCATGTTATCAAAGAAAGAATTATTTAATGCAAAGGCGTCATCACAGAAAATTGAGAAGGGATTACAGATTGATGTTGTCAATGTCGGTGAATATGCTGATACTGACAAGGACGGAAATCCTGTAACAGTATCAGTGCTTGTTGATAAAGACGGAGCAGTTTTTACAAGCATTTCTAAGACTGTTAATGAAACGTTAGATATGCTTGAGGATATTATATCAGATGATGGACATGCCATTATAGAGATATGCGAGAATACATCCAATAGCGGTAGAAAATTTTATCAATTAATGATACTTTAATTATTTAGAGTATTTACTAATAAAGGGGGGGGTTTTACCCCCCCTTTACTTATAAACATAGGAGGGATAAAGTGTATGGGTAAGACAACTAAGAAGTCACAGCTCTTAAAGGAATATAATAAGGAGCGAAACCGAATTAAACGATTTATTAGAAACGCTGAAAAAAGAGGATATGTGTTTGAACCCAACCTTATACCACCAAAGCCAAAAACTATAACGAGTGGTTCAATAAGAAGGCTGTCAAAGATTAGACCTGCACAGCTTTATAAGAAGGCTTATGCCATCAGTGCAGTAACAGGGCAACCAATAACAGTTGAGCAGAGAAAAAGAGAAATAAGAGAAGAAGCTTCTAGGAAAGCATGGGAAACTAGGAGAAGAAAAAAAGACCAAGCGGACTATAATCGAATTAAGACTAACAGAGAATGGCAACAAATGTTTCATGCTTCAAGGCAAGTATGGGATAAAGTGCAATCAATGATAGTGAATGTAGGTGTACAACAATCTCAGTCAGCGGACCTGTTAAACAATCTTTTAAACTCACAAATTGAACAGTATGGAGCAGACATTGTTATGTATTCCATAGCACAGGCAAGCGAGGATTTTTTATCAACTTGTGAAGTTATAATTAAATATAATCCCGATAGCGGTGTATCAAGAACAGCCGTACATCATTTATATACGTTAATAAGTGGCAATTTACCAAGCGATGCAGAACAGGCAGAAATTGATAAAGCATTAGCCAGTGATGAAACGTGGGAAGAAATATGAAAAAGCAAATGTTATATATGATGGGTGATTTTGAAACCACTGTATATGAAGGACAGACATTCACAGAGGTGTGGGCTTCAGCAGTTGTCGAGCTAGGCACGGAGGATGTTAAAATCCATCATTCTATTAGAGAGACTTATAATTATCTTTATAACTTAAGGCAGAATATTTGTATATATTATCATAACTTAAAGTTTGACGGTTCGTTTTGGCTATCATTCTTACTAACAGATTTGAAATATGAACAAAAACTTTATGTAAACCCTAATAATAGTGATGTACACTTTTTAAAAGAAAAAGATTTAACGCCAAAATCCTTTGTCTATTCCATTTCGGACATGGGGCAGTGGTACAGTATACTTATCAAGACACCATATGCATTGATTGAGATTAGAGATAGTTTGAAGCTCTTGCCATTTTCAGTTGAACAAATTGGGAAAAGTTTTCAAACAAAGCACCGTAAATTAAATATGGAGTATAAAGGGATTAGATATGCAGGTTGCCCAATTACAGATGACGAAAAACGTTATATTGCTAATGATGTGCTTGTAGTTAAAGAAGCGTTGGAAATCATGCAGGCAGATGGGCACTTAAAACTTACTATCGGCTCATGTTGTCTCTCTGAATTTAAAGCTACAGTTGACAAACAAGACTATCAAGCATTTTTCCCCGATTTAACACAATTTAAATTAAACCCACTTGAATATAAATACTCAAACGCTGACGAGTATATAAGACACTCATATAGGGGAGGCTGGTGTTATTTAAAGAAAGGATGTGAAAACAGAATTTACAGAGAGGGTATCACAGCGGATGTTAATAGCTTGTACCCATCTATGATGCATTCAGAAAGTGGAAATTATTACCCATATGGTCAACCAGTTTTTTTCAAAGGTAAAATTCCACCAAAATGTCTTACAGACCAATATTATTATTTTGTTCGTATTCGCACACGTTTTTACTTGAAAGAAGATAAATTACCATTTCTACAGATTAAAGGCAGCTTTTTCTATAAGTCTACTGAAATGCTTGAAACATCTGATATAGTTGATAAAGATACAGGAAATGTATGCACATGGTACAAAGATTTTGACGGAAATATTAAAAAAGCTATTGTTGAAATGGTACTTACTCAAACCGATTTTGAACTGTTACAAGAGCATTACAATCTTGTGGATTTTGAGTTATTGGATGGATGTTATTTTAGAACTATAACAGGAATTTTTGACGAGTATATTAATAAGTATAAGGAAATCAAGCAAAATAGTACAGGGGCAAGGCGAACACTAGCAAAACTCTTTTTAAATAACTTATACGGAAAACTTAGCAGTTCGGATATATCCTCTTTTAAAGTGGCAAGAGAGAAGGACGATGGCTCACTAGGTTTTACGACATTTGAAGAACACGAAAAGAAAGTTATGTATATTCCAATAGGTTCAGCTATAACAAGTTATGCTAGAAATTTTACTATCCGAGCCGCACAGCAAAACTACAAATATTTTGTATACGCTGACACGGATAGCATACATTGTTGCACTACAAAGAAAAATATTAAAGGAATAAAAATACACCCCACTAATTTTTGTTGTTGGAAGCTCGAGAGCTTTTGGGATGAGGCTATTTTTGTTCGGCAGAAAACATATATTGAGCATGTTACGCATGAGGATGAAGAACCAATTAATGAGGCATACTATAATGTAAAATGTGCAGGTATGCCCGATAGGTGTAAGAATTTATTTCTTAAATCAATGGAGGGGGTGAGGGATGATGAACTAGAGAAATACCCCACAATTCAGAGGGAATTTTTGAAAACAAAGAGAACGCTTGCTGATTTTAAACAGGGCTTGGAAGTATATGGAAAACTCCGGCCAGTGAGAATAAGGGGAGGGATAGTATTACAGGAGACAACTTATAAAATGCGATAATGTTTCACGTGAAACATAACAAAAGAGACAGAATAAATTCTGTCTCTTTAATATATCTATAACGTTAATTCTTAATGCATGGGTAGGCATACACCCAACTACAAAGGTGTGTCTTATATTTCAAAGAGCCTTCCACACCAATGTTACAAAAATAACTAACGCAGATACCATTAATAATATGCTAGAGCTTTAAGTATACATTCTTTACAGTCAAGTGAATAAAATCTAAAACACCCTCTATCAAAGAAGTATCTCATATAGTCAATTAACCATCCATTATTTTTAAGCATAACAAAATTAATATTATGGTCATCTGTAGTGACTGAAATTCTTTGTTTAAAATCGGGGTCAACCTTCTTGTCACAATATAATATGCTTTCTTCTTCAAACATTTTAACGGCGTACTCTTCGCCCATATATTTAAGTGTGCATAAATATCTACTTTGCCCCCTCATTTTTTCGATGAAAGCGTGGTTGTCATTCAGATAAACATTTTGTGACGCATAAGCTACATAATTGGACTTGGTGAACGCTCTATTAAAAAGCGAGTTTTCTTGTAACTTAGAGGCACTTTCATTATACCCCTGTTCAAGAACAAATCCATCACCGCGTAGAAATTTGACATCCGATGTCAGTCTGTCAGTAATATCTAATGCTGTATAATATGGGTTTAACATTGTTACAGCGTTAGAAATCATTATTACAGGAACATATCTAACCTGGCTGTTGTTTCCCCTTGCTATTGACGTGTGTATACTAATAAATTTGGTGACTTCATCAGCGCAGTAATGATTAGTTTCAGACTGAAATTCATCAAAAAGTATTCTTGATACATCGCTCAGATAGTGCGAATACTTTTTCACTTTATCCGCACAGTTGAGTGCTACAGCATAACCACAGGATTTTCCCTCGTCCTCTTCATCGTATGCACTGCATAAAAATAACTCGTACATTTTACTATTACCAATTTGTACAGATTTCATTGTATAAGATGAGAAAAAAAGGTTGTGTATATCCTTAAAGAATTTGTCGGCGGAGTCCTTCAACTCGTCTTGAAATCTGTACAGTAGACAAAATTTCTCATTATATTTTAAAAAGCGATTAATTAGATACCTGTTAAAATATGTTGTTTTTCCTGCACTTCTATTTGATGTTGATATATAAATTTCCGGTACATTCCCATTAATATCATTCATGCTTAATAGCTTGGTGCCATCATAGTATTTTATTTCTTTCATTTATCCACTTCCTTTAGTTTATTATAACAAATTATTCACAATTTGTCAAATTAATGTTGATAATTTGAGGATAATATGTTATAATAAGAAAAAAGAAAGGAGGTCACTATTATGATTAATGACTTAGCAACATTAATTTCCACGCTTGGTTTTCCCATAGGAATGTGTTTAATTATGTGTTATTACATTAACAAAATTAATGACGCACATAAGGAAGAGACAGACAAGTTCGCAGAAGCACTCAACAATAATACAGTCGTGCTTCAAAAACTTTGTGATAAGCTTGACAGTGAGGTGAATGTCAATGACAAGTAGTGATATTGTAACAACGGCGAGAACGTATCTCGGAAAGCCCTATGTATGGGGTGGAGAGTCTGAGTCTGAGGGTGGATATGACTGTAGTGGTTTTGTATATTCTGTACTTAATAAGTGTGGCATGACAGTACCAAGAACTACAGCACAAGGCTACTCAGTGTTAGGCAAAACAGTAACAAATATTCAGAGTGCTGATTTACTTTATTTCGGTAAATCAACCAAGAGAATTACTCACATAGCAATTGCTATTAACAGTACACAAATGATTGAATCGATAGGAAATAGTAAAAACACAAAAACAAACAAGGGTAAGGGTGTTTCAATTACTAATATTTCTCGCCGAAACGATTTAGTGCTTGTTAAAAGAATTGTTGATTTTAAAAAGGAGAAATTAACAACTATGTCTTTATTGAAAAAAGGTAGTAAAAATAACGATGTTACTGTATTCGAGATACTAATGTCAAAGTTAGGGTATTATACAGGTTCAATTGATACCCTCTACGGTAAAGGCTGTGTATCTGCATGTATTAATTTTCAGAAAGACCACAATCTTGTACAGGATGGTAAGTGCGGCAACAATACATGGAAAGCGCTTCTTACTGAGGTAATTTAATGGCATGGGTAGTTATTGAGGGTACTAGGAAGTATCTGACAAAGGCGCAGATGGAAAATAACGCTGTAGAGTTTAACGCTTATTTTACTGGAAAATACACACTTGAAAGTATATGCGGTATGCTCGGAAATGTTCAGAGAGAAAGTACCTTAAACCCTGCCCTAAAAGAGACAGTAAGTGTATCTAGTGGGTGGGGGCTAATTCAGTGGACGCCATCCTCAAACCTCACTGACTACGCAAATGCTCAAGGTAAGGATTGGAAAGACGGCAATTTACAATGTCAGCTTATTAATGCCGAAGTACTTGAAGGATATGGCGGCCAGTGGAAACCTACTAAAAGTTACCCATATAGTGGTTTAGAATTTTCTCAACTAACGGATGTTGAAGAAGCAGTTAAAGCTTACTGCTTTGAACGTGAGCGCGCTGGTGTTTTAGCACTTGATGAAAGAATACAAAATGGAAAGAATTGGTATGAGTATCTTAGCGGTACACCTTTACCGCCCACACCTACACCATTAACAAAAAGGCACTTACCTATTTATATGATGATGCGCAGACGTTTTTAAGGAAGGAGAATGATAATGGCAAAATTAACAAAAAACGAACTTATTGAAAAAGTAAGAAAATATGTCGGCGATAGGACGGACGATGAAACAATTGAGATTATTGAGGACATATCCGACTCAATTGACTCGTCCGATGCTGACGAGTGGAAACAGAAATTCGAGGAAAATGACAAAATGTGGAGAGACAAATATATTTCACGTTTTCTTGAAAAAAAGGAAGATGAACTAGACACACCGACAGAACACGAGGAGGAAGAGAAAGAGTACAACTCTTTCGAGGATTTATTTGAAGAGGAGGAAGATTAATGGCCAGAATAATTGCTAAAACGAAACTTGATGCACGCTCAATTGATATTCTTAATGTTATCAGAAATAATGCATCATATGCTTATCAAAAAGATATGCCAAAAATAGAGAAGGAGCAGGACATTCCAAAGGTTGGAGAAATCCTTTATGGAAATCCGGCACACTCGAACGAATTTATCAACGCTTTAATTAATAGAATTGCGTTGGTGCGCCTGCAGAGTGCAACTTTTAACAACCCTTATAAGCACCTCAAGAAGGGCTATCTTGAATTTGGCGAGACTGTAGAGGACATTTTTGTTGGTATTATCAGGGCTGTAAAATATGACCCTGAAAAGGGTGCTAGTAGAGAGTTTAAACGTACTCTTCCTAATGTTCAGTCAGTCTTTCACATGACTAATTGGAAAGTAATGTATCCAATTACTATTGAAAAACAGGCTTTAAAAAGAGCTTTTACATCTGCTGACGGTGTTACTAACCTTATTACATCAATTATTGAGCAAGTTTATCAGTCGGCTGAATATGACGAATACTTACTTTTTAAGTATCTGCTTATCAAAGCAATTTCTCACGGTAAAGTATATCCGCAGCCTATTGATACTACTGACATGAATAGTGTGGCTGTAGCTTTTAGAGGAAAATCAAATTTACTCCCTATTGACATGACAGGGCGATTTAATGAGGCTCATGTACAGAACAACACACCTATTGATAAACAGTGTATTTTTATGGATGCTGATTTCAATGCTAAATTTGACGTTGAAGTTCTTGCCAGTGCTTTTAATATGAATAAAGCAGATTTCATCGGTAAACTTCACCTTATTGACGATTTCAATTCGTTTGACAATGAAAGATTTGAAGCGATAAGAAAAGAGTCTACAGGTCTCGAAGAAGTAACGACAGACGAGCTTGCACTTATGAAAAATGTTAAGGGCGTTTTGCTTGATGAAGAGTGGTTCCAAGTTTATGACAACTTATTCGAATTTGACGAAACACGTGTAGGTAGTGGATTGTATTGGAATTATTGGTTGCACGTTTGGAAAACTATTTCTTACTCACCGTTCGCGAATGCAATCGTTTTTGTTGACAAAGGTGCTGAAATTGCCAAGCCTACATCAATTACTGTTGAAATCACAGGAAAAGATATATCTGAGGCTGGTACTATCTTTACACTTAATGTGCAGGATAAAACAGCTACACTTGCACCTAATTCAGTTAATTTTGTACAGACTGAAGCTCTTACAACACAGGGTATTGCCGTGCAGAAATATGGTGCTATTGTAATTCCGTCAACAAAATCTGAAACAGAAATTACTATTGTGGTTGATTTAGATGGAACAACCTACACAGGTAATGCCACTATCACTAGCGCTAGTGGTATAGGTGATACAGTCACATTAACTAATTTAACTAAAGGACGATGAATTATGTACATAGTACCAGATAGTGAGGTGTACATGCTGAGTGGAGTACCACTTTCCACTCAGCAGAAACACACAATTTATTTTTCAGATAAGAAAACACAAGAAAATTATTTTATTAGTAAAGCCAAAAAGCATTTTAATGAAGTAACTTACAACAGAGTCAATAAAGGTAAATGCCGTTTACAGGCGACAGCAGACACGTTATATGATTGCAATTACATGATGTTTCAAAACTCGTCTTTCAGTACTCGATGGTTTTATGCGTTTGTGACTGGGATTGAGTATATTAACAATGTTACCGCTGAGATAAGTTTTCAAATTGATGTTCTACAAACTTACTGGTTTGACATTGAAGTAAAAGAATGTTTTGTTGAAAGAGAGCATAGTCTAAGCGATAACATCGGTGAGCATATCTTACCTGAAAATGTCGAATGTGGCGAATATGTTTACAACGGTGACGCTCAGTTAATTGGGCTAGGCTCTTTAAGTACTTGTACCATGGTACTACTTGCCACAACAGGGGGGTATCTATACGACGGTGTTTATAGTGGCTATCAAATAAAAGCTTTTGCTAACACAGAAACGGGTGGCAATAATCTCACTAATTTTTTAAATCAGTACTTAACTACTCCCGAAAATATATTAGCTCTTTACACATGCCCTACAGATATACTTCCTGTTAATGTTACAGACGAAGGAGTTAATATCACATTTACTGGAAATACTAATCCAATAAATGTTACTGGTGTACCAGTTAGTAATACTGACACAATAAACGGTTACAGGCCACGAAACATGAAGCTTTACACCTACCCTTATAATTTTAACGAAGTAAGAAATAACTGTGGACAGACATTAATTCAACGCTATGAATTTTCAGAAAATCTTACACCTTATTATAACATAGTTGGTAACATGACGATGCCAGTACAAGAAGTGCTAAGACTTGACCGATACAAGTCCACAAAAACCACAGGCACAGGCAGAATGGATATGACAGAAACAATCACACTTGACAGCTTCCCTTTATGTTCATGGAATGTGGACGCATTTAACGCATGGGTTGCTCAAAACGCTGTACCGATTACAATTAACGCTATTCCATCAGCCGTTCAAACTGCTACAGGAATGATTACTGGACAGTCAAGTAATTCAGCACTGGGTAGTGTGCAAAATATATTAACAAGTGCTTACACGGCAAGTATTTCTGCTAATGATGTAAAGGGTAATTATGCCACTAATAATGCACTTTTTGGTAAAGGACAAGTGTGCTTTGAAGCTCAACGAAAATCTATCACTGCTGAGTATGCTAAAGCTATTGATAAGTATTTTGATGTATTTGGGTATGCGTGTCACACAACTAAAGTACCCAATGTGTCAAGTAGACCGCATTGGAATTATACAAAAACCGTTGATTGTACAATAGTAGGGGGTGCACCCAGTGATGACATAGCACAGATTGAAAGTTATTTTAATAGCGGAATAACTTTTTGGAAACATCCTAGTGAAGTAGGTAATTATTCACTTGATAATTCAGTTTAGAAAGGAGGGAGATAAAAAATGAGCAAAGCAAGAAAAGCAAAACGAGATAAAGAGCGCACTTCATTTAGTGACAGCGTTTTTTATCAGCTTTACACTTTTGACCAATACTTAGATTTATTTACAGAAATAGCAATAAGCTCGTTTGAATGGACTGGACTTCCTAGTACTGTAGATGCACGATTTATTGAAGTTGGACTGTATGAGAATAAAGCTATGTTGTATTTTAACGATGAAGTCATGGGAAATCTATGCTTGAGAAGTACACTAGGTGGACAACTTGATGTTTACAATATCCCACTAGATAGACGAGCTTACGCTTCTAATGGTTATCAACGTAAATGTGGAAGAAGTGACAGTGTTATTATATGGGATAATATGACACATTGGTGTTGTAAAGATAAAATGGAAATATACGCTAAGAGACTAGCCGAACTTGACGCAAGTATTGATATTAACTGCAAAGCTCAAAGAACACCGATTTTGATTAAGGGCAGTGAACAACAACAATTAGCTCTACAAAACGCATATATGCAGTATGATGGCAATCAACCGGTTATTTTTGGAAGTAATGATTTCATGGATGGTGACGGAAGCTCTTTCGGTGTGTTCACAACAGGTGCGCCGTTTGTCGCAGATAAGCTATATGAGTTAAAGGTTAATCTATGGAATGAAGCTCTCACTTACTTAGGTGTAACTAACATTAGTATTCAGAAAAAAGAACGAATGATTAAGGACGAAGTGCAGAGACTACAAGGCGGTGTAATGGCTAACAGATATTCTAGAGAATTTGCAAGGCAACAGGCTTGTGAGCAGATTAACAGAATGTTCGGCACTCAGATAAGCTGTCATTTCCGTGATGTATTCAACCAGAATAATGACAGGAAGGAGGATGACGATGAGTAAATATACAACTCAAGTTAGATATATTTGTGAAACAAGTGCAAAGCTTACAGAGTCGAGGGGGTTTAATGACATAGAAGATATACTTAATAAGTCTTGGAGCAAGATTTTTAGCGACTTTCCTATTTTTGACGAGCAATATCGAGCAGAACTTTGTAAGAAGATTTTAAGGCATTACTACACAAGAGAAATATGCTGTGAAACTGTAGGAAGATGGAAGTTGTTTTTAAGTGATAAAATGAAAAACATTATGCCTTATTATAATCAGCTTTATCAGAGCGAATTGTTAAAAATTCAACCATTAGTTAGTGTGGACAGAAGTGTTACACATGAAGGCAGTGGAAGCGAAACCAAAACCACTAACACAAATGGCACTAATAGTAGTAATTCGAGGACTGACGGTACCACTGACACATGGAGTTATTACAGTGATACACCACAGGGCGGTATTAAAGGACTTGAAAGCAATGACTATTTAACAAATGCTACACATAACTCTGGCACTGATGGCACTAGTAGCACTCTCAACGGCACAACTAGCGGTTCTGAAACAGGAACAGGAAATAGAAGCGACAGCTATGTTGACAAAATTTTAGGATATGATGGTAACCAATCAGAAATGCTACTAAAATTTAGAGAGACATTTCTAAACATTGACATGATGATTATTAACGAACTTAAAGACTTGTTTTTTACAATCTACTAGGAAGGAGTATTTAATATGAACAACTGTGACAGAGATTTTTTTAGGTTTTGGTGTTACAAGGTTTTGCCCTTGGTGTATGATGATAGCTTAAGTTATTATGAAATTCTGTGCAAAGTGGTAGATTATATTAATAATTTAATTGAGACTGACAAAGTGCAGAATGATGAAATTGCCAAGCTAAAACAGGAAGTACAAACGGTGCAGAATTGGATTAACAATTTTGATACAAGCTATGCAGAGAGCATTATTGCTCAATATTTAGCAACTATGATTTTTGTAACAATTAGTGACGAAGGTTATATTATTTATACCATTCCAAAAAACTGGAAGAGTATTACTTTTAATACTACTGGGTTGGATATAGAAAATAATATTGGTGTTGGGAACTATGACTATGGCCATTTAGTATTGAGCTATTAAGAAAGAGAGGTAATTGAAATGGAAGGATTAATTAACAGACAGTATGTGGGTGCTAGGTATGTACCTAAAATTATGGGCGAGTGGAACAAGGCTTTACAGTATGAGGCATTGAGTATAGTTACACACCTAGGTAACAGCTTTACAAGTAAAGTACCTGTACCTGTAAATATTGACATTGCTAATACTGATTATTGGGTAAATACAGGTAATTATAATGCACAAGTTGAAGCGTTTAGAAAAGAAACTCTTGAAGCTAAACAGCTTGCAAATAATACTAATGCTGATTTACAGACATTTAAAGAAAATCAGACCAGTACTAATAATGAATTTAATAATAAAATTGATTTAACAACAAGTGCATTAAATGGATTAAAAAATGCTGTGTTTAACGGTGATACCCCTAATGTTATTACAGTTGCTAAAAGTGGTGGCCGATTTCATACAATTAATGAAGCTATTACCTTTGCAAAGAAATATTGTAGTAGAAATAACAGAGTTACAATTTTAATCTGTGGGGGTGTGTACAATGAAAGTATTGTACTCACAAAAAATCCTGGCATTGACCTTATTGGAGTTGGTATGCCAGAGATTGTTAGCAGTGACCCATATCCTAATGGCGCCGCAAATATTTATGGTGATACTTATATTGAAGGTATATTTTTTCATTCAACAAGTAATAGTGCTTACGCCTTTCATCTTGATGGAAGTACCGACACAAGTTATGGTACTACAGTAACTGCTGTGAATTGTAAATTTACTAGTGAGCATGAGCCAGCGTTAGGGTGTGGATGTACAAGAGGTTGCAATTATACTTTTATAAATTGTGAATTTTATGGTAGTGATGGGATTTATGTTCATAATGAAGCTAGCGCAAACGTTGCTAAACAGTTCTTTAATGCAATAGGATGTAAAATAAATGGGTCAAGTCATGCCGTTGCCATTGACGATGCCGTTAGATTAAATTTCGGCGCTACTGGCTCACCTTTAGTACTTAACTTTGCTAACTCTTATACATCCAATATAAATAACATGATTAAGTTTAGATTAACAAGCTCTCAAGAATATGGTTACATACCTGGCGATACAAAAGGTGTCTCGCTTTCAGCTGAATCTACTACACAAATAGTACCCCTTGATTATAAATATCAAGGCGGTTACACTTTAACGGCATCTATACCTACTTATGCAAACACTAGAAGTGTATATATTCCAGTAGAAAACGCTAACTTATTCGAATGGACAGTAACAACGACAATACCAGGGTCTGGCACTTTCCCCTCAAAAGTTACAAGCGTTGGTGCGCATTGGTTGACAGTGACAAGAGATGAGGGTAACTGGAATGGAAATACAATACAGGTAGACTTAAAGGGAACTAGATAATAAATTTTAAGTGCAAGCTCGTACTTCAAAAGGGGTACGAGCTTGTCGACGTTTTTTGAAATGGTATGCCTACT